GTATGAAGCACAGCCGGATCGGCATCTTGTTATGCAAGCAAGACGCCGCTATTTTAATTGTTCACTTGTCTATACTTTTTGATCGGGGTTCGCACATACGTTCTAAATTAGCACATATGTTCGTCAAAAAAAGGGGGGTACCGGGGGCCGAAATCGCTCGACTAGGCATCTTAGGTAGGGGGTGCCTGAACATGAATTGCTGAAATCCGAAATAGTATTGGGGGAGATTCGCCATTTAGCTACCCAGGAAATTTTACGTGCCGATTAGAACTATGACTATCTGTACATTTAATTACCGCTAAATGGTGAACCTCTACACATGACTATATGAAAAATGGTAAAATAGATCAAGAGGTTTATGTGCTGGAGTACCACTTTCAAGTAGACGACCCCGTCCGCTGTTTATTGGAACACAACGTAAAACATAATGCGCATGCTGATTTGGATGGCTTTGTGTGTATCGATTGTGTCCGCTATTGGTGGGTGGATAGACAAGAGGGTCCTCAGTACATTGACTTACCCCTGGAGGACGCACCGGATGAAGAAGTCGAAGAAAAACAAGCCAGTGAAAGCTAAGCCTCGTGGCTACTAAACGCCGTTGGATTAAGAAGGCAATCAAGAACCCGGGTGCCCTTCGCAGGCAGCTAGGCGTGAAAGCTGGGCAGAAGATACCTGCAGGTACATTGAATCGAGCTGCGAAGAAACCAGGTGTATTAGGCAGACGTGCGCGTCTCGCTAAAACTCTCAGGAGAATGTAGTCATTACCACTGACCAATTGATTGAAAAGCTGGACCCCCAGCGTGATTACGGGGAGCGCACCTATTCAGAGGTCGTGGCCGGTATTCGTGCCGGTAATATCCAGATAGCCGACGGTCCTGACACCCTACCCGTGCTTCGAATGCAGCGTGTGGGTGACCAGTTCCCTTCACTGATTAAAGGCAGCGGTCGGAATTATGTAAACAAAGAGCCCCACAAAAGCACTCTGGCGCATACCAGGCAGCGTTTTATGGAGAAGGCTCACGAAGATTTTGATGACGTATACGGGGCTTTACTCGTTGCCGCTAAAGAAGGTGACGTCCGGGCACAGAAAATATTCATGGAAATGTACATAGGCAGACCGAAGGAGGTCACCGATACCGTCAATGAGTCGATGATGAATCGACTATTCGATATGGCGCTGCGCCCTCGGGAGGAAGTCATTGAAATACACCCCTCCTAAAATATGGGATTTCATCAATGATGGTGATCCCTACCGTCCCTGGGACTGGCAGGTGGAGCATGTGCATTCGAAAAACGACTACAAACGGCTGGTGCTGGCGTGTGGACGTCGTGCCGGAAAGACCACAGCACTCAAAGCAGAGATAGTGCGTGAGGCGTTACAGCCGCCTAAAGAACAATTTGGGGTGATGCATTCGCCCTTTATCTACGTGATAGCTCCTAACTATGAGCTCACAATGAAGGTGTGGGAGCCTGTGTGGAACCTATTCGTGGGGTCAGGCGCACCACTTCGGGACTATTATGCGTCCCACGACAAGCACAGAAAGCTAATTACTTTGGGCAACGGAGCCCGTATCCAGGCAAAATCTGCCGACGACCCGACCGGTCTGCAGGGAGATAGAGTCACAGCTGCCTTTGTTGACGAAAGTCAGGACCTGAATCCTGAGGCGTGGGCTAACTTTATGCCAGCTCTCGCTGATTCTGACGGTCGTTTGGTGGCTATAGGCATCGCCAGGTCCAAAGGAAATTTCAGAACATATTACCAACTCGGTCAGGAAGGAGACCCACGCTATTACTCCGCATCAGTAACGAGCCTTGCGCATCCCAATATCACTCCTGAGGCTCTCGAAGAATTCAAGATGGACCTCACGGAGGCACAATTCAAACAACAGTATTTAGCAGAATGGGTTTCCGACGATCAACAAGTTTTCAAAAACATCAACACATGCTTCGATCCGTATAGGCCGACACAGGATACCGGCCCGTATATCATGGGGCTCGACATCGGTAAGGTGCACGATTACACCGTCGCCTACATCCTCACAACTGACATGCAATTCGTGGATAGAGACCGCTTTAACGGACTCGATTACACATTACTAGGTAGTCGCATCGCTGGATTGTACAAGAGATACAACTGCCAGACGGTCAATCTTGATGGAACCGGAGTGGGCGAACCTGTCGCCGACATACTCCGTAAAGAGGGATGTTCAGTCTCCTCGTACAAATTCACTAATGAATCAAAAGCCAGACTTATCTCCACCATGGCAGCAGAGGTGGAGCATGGTCGTGTGCGCTTTATGGCAGACGATGACGTACTAAAGCGTGAGATGGAAATTTTTGAATCGCGATTATTGCCCGGAGGAAATGTCACATTCGGGCATCCCGTTGGTTACCACGATGACTGCGTCCTAGCTGCAGGGCTCGGTATCTGGAAAGCAAAGAGACGTAGCAATACCACCTCTATGGCACAGCAACGAGACTATGTGACGTTTGGATAGCGTATGACCAGTGAACAATTTGACGACGAGTACACCCGATTTGCCCGATTAAAGAACGAGGTATACAACGAATACTTCGCTGTAATGCAATCGGACAATCGGTATTACCGGGGCAAGTACCCTAACCTCAACGAGATTATTCCACGCGAGTATCGTGAATCTGGCATGACGGCGACTATCCCGCCGACCGCCCGTAACGCTGTAGACAATGCGTCCGACCACATTCTCACCACACCTAAGATTTATGTACCCGTTAAACAAACTGACGATGACGTGCAAATGCAGCAGAGTTTAGCTGAACGCAAGCGCCAATTCTTGGCGTCGTTCTGGCACAGAGTAGAAACTGACTACGGCCACCCGTTGGGTATCGGTCGAAAGAAGCTGGTTAAAGACGGCAAAGTCGTGCTCAAAAAAGAAATCCGTTGGGATATTATTCCCGACCCGCCTGGTAAGGACGCAAGTCGAGGCGACAAACAACGCTTCCGGAATGCATTACGCAAACTCGGACAAGCTCAATTCTTATGGAAAGTATCGGTCTGTCCGAACGAAACCATCATGGAAGACCCCGACAACTCAGCAGACCCAATGTACGTCTACGAGTTTTTTGATATCTACCCAGATGAAGCCAGGCGCCGCTTCCCTGATCACAGGGGCTTATTTAGTGGCGATACAAAAATTGAGTTCGTAGAAATGTGGACAAAACCACACGGTACCGACCGAGGTCGGCATGTGATGTGGGTAGGAGGAGTACGAGTACATGACGACATCAATCCCTATTCATGGGAAACATCCCGTTCAACCGACGACGACAAACACTATGAGGGATATATCCCTTTCATTATCCGTGACAGCGGATGGGGAGAGCTCACCCCAGAGAACGACCCGCAAGACCGATACGTCGGAATCCTGCGATACCTCCACCCAGTGTTGCAGGCAGAAGCCCGGCAGCTGACAGCGGTAGACATACAGTTGAGGTACTCAACTTTTGCTCCCGTGGTTACCAGAAACATCATGGATGACGGACAACAGAATATTGAGATAGGTCCGGGAAAAAGAATAAACCTGGTTGATGACCAAGACATCGATTTCCGTAAACTTCCTGAGGTACCACTTTCAGCCTTTCAGTTGATGGAACGGCTGCACCAATTCACCAGTGAGCTCTCAAAGATGGGCACGCTTGGCGGTCAGCCACAACGTGGTGTGGAGTCAGCTACAGAGGCCGACATGAACATCCGTAACGCAGCAGTGAAATTATCAGGCTGTGTGACAGCGTTGCGCTCTTGCATCACAATTGCCTGTCGCCAGGTATTTCAAGATGTCGAACATTTGCTCGAATCACCAGTCACCATTGCGGGTGGCTTAAAGCGTGGCGACTCGGAGGTCAGCATCAAACCATCAGAGATTGATGGCTTTTATTCCGTCGATGTGGAGTTACACACCTCTGACCGCGCATCATTAGAGATGCGTGATGCGATGGTTTGGTCTCAGCTTTACCAGACATACGGCGGCATGCTATCTGCCGAAACAGCAATGGAGGCTTCAGGAATAGAGAATCCTCAGCAGGAATTACTCAAGGCGTCAGTGAACACATTGTTCATGTCACCAGAAGCGCAACAGGTTCGTACCATGATGATGCTTAAAGGTCTTCAGGGTCAGGCAGCAGAAGTACTGCGTGCCTATCAAAATACGATGATACAGAACACGCCTGCCCCTCCACCACCGATGACACCTCCAGGGATACCTGGGGCGCCCGGAATGAGTGGCGCAGAGCAAGTCACGATGACGGAAGCCATTACCCCTAGCGGCATCGATGAGACCGTCGCGATGAACAGACAAGCGAACATAGTAAATGAGATTCGATAATGGCCGGTGAATTGTCAGCTTTAATGAGTGACGCCGCAAGGCAGGTCACAGTGATGAACGCAATGGCGCTTGAATACATTGCTGACGCGTTCGCCACACCTGAGGAGAGCAGTGTATTCTCAGCCAGTTTTGATGAAATGCAGCGCACATTCGCTGCTCATGGTCATGGGGCAGACTTGCGTGAGTGCACTGACCCATTTTGTATGCAGGCCAAGCTAGCGATTATGGAATCACTAAGCACAATAATGGCCGAACAGCAGGGAGGTCCTAATGTCGGTTGATACCTATAGAACTGTTCTGCGAGGCTTAGAGAAATGGGAAAAGAAATTCGGTAGGGATGTCTGGGAAAAAATCTACGATGTAGACCGTGAGACCATGATCGAAACGCTGTACGCCATCGCGGCTGCGGAGAGCTCACACGTGCCTGAAGCCGTAGGAGATAACAACAGTCAAGGCCAGAAAAAAGGCGACCCGGGATACATTGACCCTACCAGCATAAACTTTGGCTCCTATGGCCTGTGGCAAATCAACAACGAATGGACCGCCGGCAACCCCACTATCGCTGACAAAAATGACCCGCACTACCCGTTCTATTCGTGGCTTGGCAAAAATGGTTTGTTAGCAAAGTCAGGCAGCAATGCACAGGAAGCCTGGACTGACGAATGGTTAAAAGACCCTGACAACAATCTTCAGGCAGCTCTTGCGCTTTCCTTTTACGAGGCTAAGGGTGGGCGCAAACCATGGAAGTCTTGGAGTACTTGGAACCAACGACAGACAAACGACCTATATCAAACCGCACTATCGGAACTACCCGATATTTCTAGGCAAGCTGGTGGCATGGTGCAGCAACCAGGCAGCGGGCCGGTCATACTTACCGGGGCTGCTCCTCAAGGCACCACTAAGACTACGCATAGCGGCAGCACTCATGGATATTCTGGTGGACCAAATTCCAACTGGGATGAGTCTCCTGCATCAGATAGTGAACGAAAGAGATTCCAAGCCAAGCAAGCCGCAGACAATATTCAGGCGTGGTCGTTCGGCTCGCCTGACGGCTGGACTGCTAACCCTCAGGATGATCCTTTTAATCTGAGGCCAGTTACCGCAGATCCACGCGACTCCTGGTACGACATTGGGAAGTTTGGCTGGTGGTCGGACCGAGACGCAATGTACACCCCGCTGTATCGCACTGGGGATGGCGCTCCCCGTAGCTTACAAGAGGGGCAATCCAACTTTGCAGGAAACCGTGACGAGATGTATTACGCGGGCGTGCTTGAGGCTGAAAAGGAGGCGCTGACCGCAGGTCTTCGCAAGCTCCAATCGTACTCAGGTAACGTCAGCAAGTCGGATATGTCTGATGCAGACAAAAAAACCTATCAAAAGTTGCTGTTTGATCTGGGTAATAAAATAAGTAAAGCCTCAGACGAAGAGATATTAACTGGTGCCTTCTGGCCTGCGCTAAATAGCCTGTCGCCTACGGTTACATATAACAATGGATCATCTGAGCACCTGCTAGCTATCGGGTCGATAAGTGATTACGAAGCCGTCGGTGGCGTAGCACCACCGCCGGCACCAGGGGCTGGCGGTTTTGTCGGTGCCACAGATACAGGTCACCCGCTTTACAAAGCTATCGAGGCCACTTACGGAGTCGAAGATGGCGCAGCCTGGTTGTACGACCAAGGGTTCCAAGTGCTGCCTATGGTGCCCGACCCTCTCGACCCTGCATCAGGGATGGGTTACTACCAAATCTATGACCCCACTTCTCAGAAGACCTACATGTGGGACATCGGGTCCGACGGAATGCTTATCGACGAAACGCTGAAAGTCGCAAAGGCTATTCAGGGAGTCGATGAAAGTTGGGTCACATACGAAAAAGCTGACGGTACCACCTGGGCATACAACGCCAATGACCCAGACGACGATCACAAACAAATTTCTAACTACTCCCGTGGAGCGTTCGAGAACACAAGAACCTTTCTAGAGGACAGTCGGCGATGGAACGCAGAATACATCCGCGACAACTATGAGTTCGATACTGAGCTCGCAGAGGCTGCTCGGCAATACGACCAGTCGTTCGGCGAAAACATGCGGCAGTTTGATAGGTCGTTTGGTGAAGACCGCAGACAATTCGATTTACAGAATGTGCGAGCTGATAAAGCTCTAGCTGCTGAGAACTATTTCAAATCCGTTGAGGAACTTGGGCGTAATTATCGCTCAATGATTCAAACGTCTCCGGAGCTCCAGAACGCTGCGACAAACCAGGCGCAGCTGATTTCCCAAATTATGAAGGATGGAGGAGACTTCCTCGCCCGTGCATATTTCACGCGAGGAGGTATCTCCCCTATCCCCGAGATTACGCAGGCTGATCTCATCAACAATCTGTACGACGAGGCTGCGACGATACAGCAGTTCCAATACGACGAACAGGTTCGTATGAACGACCAGATGCGTCAGGACGAAAAGCGCCGACTGCGGGACGAATACTCAGCGTATGAAGCGGCTCGACAGAATCAGATCTCTCGGGGGTATGACGCATACCAGGCTGCTATTTCACCTACCTATTCTTACGAGACAGAGTCAGTCTTTGACCAAGCCGGTTATGACAAACAAGTAGCCGACCAGAAACGGGCGGCAGTCCAAGAGGCTCAGGACTATGTAGATGCGATATCTAGTATTCCTGGAGACGATGCAGCGATTGCTCTTGCGCAGGCGCAGAACGTCGTCAATGTATTGAACGATCCAAATGCATCGGCTGCTGACGTGCAAAAGGCTTACGATGACGCTGGCTATACCGGCTCAGCAGAGGTCGTAGACCAAAGTGCTTTCTACGATGACGTCGTGACGAAGACGATGAATACACCACAAACCATGAGTCGTGATGAATGGATGGCGAATGCCGGGTTTGGACCACAGCTGACCTACGCGAACTGGGAAGCCGGCACAGACCCTAACAACAGGCCCACCTTTGAGATGACACCATTGATGGAGAAGCAGACATTTGTTCCGAACAGAACGTACCAGGAACAATTAATTACAGACGCGCGAGCGGTCACACCTCCAGCAGTTGAGTCCGTGCTTCAAGGGAAAATGCCTACTGCATATCAATTGCCGTTCGGCGTACCTACGTTCCAGCAGCTGCAAGCTCTGACTCCTGATGAGCGCAGCGCAATGAACACACGTTTACAAACAGAGTTTAATGTCCCGCTCTCTGATGTTGAGTGGCAGGCGCAGCGCCAATGGATGGGCGGACCGTCCTTGGATAGAAACAGACAACTTGCACAATTTAGAGGATACAACCGTTAAATATGCCAGCCCCACTAAATTACAGTTTACGACCCACCGAGGGCGTTCAAACTAAACGGACTGTTGGCCCCACAGGCTTTAGTCCGACCGCACCCGGGTTTCAAAGTGTGAGCCAAGTTGAGGAGGAGGACGAAGGCAGCAGCTTAATGCCAGGATTCACCGGTGCCCTGGGGTCCGGTGCTCGCGGGTTAGGTCGTGGATTCCTAGCGGCTGACAAACCTCTGTCAGAACGAGCGGGTTTCCGCATACCAGACCTCCCTGGTCCTGTCGATGAAATCGGAAATGTGCTTATAGAAGAAAGCACTCGTCCTACGAACCTCGCCCTCTTAGCAGCAATGATTCCAACTGGCGGTATGTCGGGTATAGGGTTTGGTGCCAACGTGTTCCGTGGTGCCGCTACACGACTCGGTGTGAAAGCAGCCACAAGTAGCCCGGCAATAAAGGCAGCTTTGCGTGGAGCTCAAGGCTCGATGAAAGTTGGGGAAGCCCTTATGACTGCCCCCTTCCAAAACAAATTTCAAAGCACCGGAGTTCGCCAGGCACTGGTGGGTGGTGAGATTCTGGGAGGCCGTGCGTTAGGTGACGTCACTGCAGACAGTATTCCCGAAGATGCCCCGACCGCATTCAAAGTCGGAGGTCCGATAGCCGCTACGGTAATCGGTTCAATAGCTGGTGCACGGGGCGTACTGTCTGGTGCTCGAGCACTTGGCAGGCAGGTGGATGCTGAAGAGGCTATCTCCGCGTTGAAGCTCGCGCTTCGGAAAAAGGAACTCGTCCAAGCAGAAAACTATGACGCTCAAGCCCTCAAAGAGCTAGATGAAATATCACAGCTTATCTACAAAAAAGAATGGGAAGACCTCACCGATGTAGAACGCCGGTCCATCCGGCATCACGATGACAAATTTTGGAGAGACTTTGAGACTGCGTCTTCAGACGAGTTCTTCGGGTCGGACCTGGATGCAAGATTATTAATCCGTCGGGGCCTCACAAAAGAACAGCGTTCACGTGTAATGGATATTGTGAGAAACCCTAAAAAGCCTCGGTCTCAAATCGAGCATGAATTAGACCTCGACTTCAGACCTACAAGCTACGACGATGTCAGGCGTGAGGCCGCATACCTACGAACGATTGACTCAGATCATATACGAACTACAGATGAGATCCATGAGTTGATTGATGAGATGAACTCGACAGATACATTTCCCTGGATCATTGCGGAAGACAAGTTTGATGACGCAGGGGAACTGATCGAAAAAGCAGGCGACTTGGAGATGCGTGAGTGGGGTGATGTCCCATTATTCCTAGGAGGAGAAGCAGACGCTGCGCTTCTGCAAGGCGAAGCTGAATTTATGAAGAAGGCCCTGTCAGGGTACTTCGCACGCCGGGCTATTGAAATTGATGAAATGTTCGACAGGGCTGTGGTGGATGGCATCTCGTTAAAAGAAGCATTCGTAAATGGCAAATTCCGTGATGACCTAAAAGCAAAATACGCAGTACTTACAAATGATGACCGTGGCTTCAAATTCACTGAAGAAGCTAAAGCCTGGGAAGACGTATTCCAAGAGATTGAGAACGACCTGCGCATGCTCACAGATTTAGACGAGCGTGCTGGTGTAACCACCTATGAAATCCTCGGTGAAGATTTAAAGCACTTAGGTAAAGAGCGGTTGTCGTATGAGGAGGACTGGTGGTTCGGTGACATGTTCGAGCGATACGGTGATGGCGATGGCTATTACTTTCCAAGAATCGTCGTGCGTGGGGAAGCCAGCGGTCAGGGTATCCAGGGAGCCTTTGGGCGAATGGATGCAGAGCGGCAACGTATACATGGCTCCGATGAAGGTGGGGCTACATACATCCGCCGGATGATTGAAAACGCTGAGTCCATGAAGAAGGGTGACGTGGCGTATCTGGAAGATCCAGGCGCGATTTTATATACCCGTGCGCAGGCAAGTGGTGACAGAGCTGTAGGCAAATGGTTTAGCGATGCAATGCGCAAACAGGGGCTTACTGTTAATGACCGCATCAAGCAAACACCAAAATGGAATATGACCCTGCGTGGCTTGGAGGCCTCACAGAAAACATTACGAGCTGCCACCAGGCGCATCGTAGCTCTGGAGAAAAAAGCATCACAAGCTAACATTGAATTCGAGCGCACTGCTGCGTCGATAGACAGATTAGGTGGACAGTCCGAACGGTCTGCTGCCAGAATTGCGGGTGCTCAGACTGAGTCATCAAATGAGCTACTCAGGCTTTCCAGGCAAATGATTGGCTCACTGGAAATAGCTGGCATGAATAGGTCCCATCATGCAAGTGGTGCCACCTACCGTGCGTTAGTGAAAGCCAATGCAAAATTAGAACGCCTCACTACCCGCTTGGCTGTCGGTTCCCCGGTTGACCCTGATGAATTGTCTGATGTCCTTGAAACAGTCGACCGGCTGTACCGCCGTTCCGAGGGCAAGATAGATACCTGGCTAAAGACTGCCAACGAAAAACAAATATTAGAAATTGAAGATCAGCTGGGATATTCCATTGGTCGTGCTGAAGGTTTACGCAGAGTGGAATTCAATGCCCAAGTAGTGAATCGCCAGGAAGGCCGTTCACAGATTTTGCGCAGTGAGATCAACACAATGCTGCGCAGCCTGGATAGAACTAATGCGAAGCACACCGCCTACATCGAGGAGCTGGAAGAAATTTTGGGTTCGCTGGATGCACAGCGGCAGACCCTTGCTGATGCGAAATTATTTTATCAACAGGCGCGAGCTCAAGCCTCACGTCTAGGACCAGACGAGGGCCACATCGACGCCTTTATTTCTGGTCAGCGTTTTTACAAATCAGGTTTCGCTGACTCAATGAACGAGTACCTCAGCACAAATAAAGACCTGTTGCCATACATAGGCTCATTCAACAATTTCGCCAGAGCTCTAAACGCCACGATGGACTTGTCAGCAATTGGTATCCAGGGACTGTTAGCCATAGGCGTAGATCCAATCCGTGCCGCCCGCATCATTATCATGACCACTGCAGCGTTAAAAGATCCTAAGTTCTACAACCAGTACGTCGTCAGTAAACACGATGTCATTACGAGCATGATTAAAGACGGCGTGTACTGGGCCCCTCTCAGTGACGCTGGTGAATTCTTATTCCCCAGCAAGATTACCAGGATTCCTTTCGGCGTAGGTAAAGCTGTAGAGGCTGCGAACTTTCATTTCTCCCGCACCGGGAACCTGCTGCGGCTCATGCTGTACGAACGTGGAATGGCTGAAGCTAGTTTCCTTAACAGAATTACCGGGCGAGGCACGATGAGAGGAGCTGTGGGTGAGGCGAACCGAAAGGAGCTCGCCGAACAAATAAACAACGCGACGGGATTCAGGTCTGAAAACCCATCGTCACTAACGTCAGCGATTATGTTCGCCCCTCGTTATTTCGGCTCGCAATTAAACCTACTTCGCAATGCCGCCATTAAAGATAATGCTGAAGGTCGCATGGCTCGTGACTTACTGATGCGTACTCTTACTGCCGGTGTAGTCACTACCTGGTTCCTGAATTCTGTTCAGGGCGAGGAGACGGAATTCAATCCGATTCGATACGACGCTGAGGGGAAGCCGCACTACAACACAAACTTCTTGCGCATCCGTTTACCAAGCGGTGATGACGTCTCGCTGTTTGGTTCCTGGGACTCACTCATGGGTTTGATTATGACGGGGATTACAGAAGGGCCTGCGTCGTCTTCAGCGAAACTCTTTAGGACGAAAGCCTCACCTGCGGTGAACGTGATGGCAGACTTAATGCTGCAGGAGACATTCCAGGGAGACCCGGTAAACTTTCTAACCGACGACCCCAGGGTACTTGGAATGAGTGCACTTCGACTCGGACTCGGTAGATTACCATTCACTTTGCAGAACACTGTAGACATGGGTATGGACGGATTGTCACCCACACAGATTGCTCTCGGTACTGCCATGAATGCCACCGGTATAAAAGCTGCCAGGCAGACTCCCAGAGAACGAAGAGACTTACGTTCGATTGCCGAATACGATAAGGAATGGGCATCGTTAACCAAGACCGAAAAATTAGCCATCGAAGAAATGTACCCAGAGCTTACCAGGGAGATAGATGAGCAGCTCTTAACGCGTGCAGAAAACGGTGATATCGAAGCTCAAGCTCGAGTACAAAAACAAGAGATAGACGTGATGAAGTATGAAGCGGAGCGTGCGCTGGCTGTGGCTGTGGCAAACGGCGACATTGACCGCAAAGATTTTGCGAAGCATTTCAAAGATATTAAGCTCCGGGCTTCGCTCACCAAGAAAGCTAAAGACATTACCTCTTACGATTGGGCCGAGTCAGATGACCCAAACCTTCGAGCTGTAAATGGCTACTTCGAAATCCTGGAGAACGATGAGCTCAAAACATTTCCTGAGATGGGAGCCTACAGTCCACTGGACTGGGAACGAGCTGACCCATTGCTGCAGAATTACCTGAGTACCCTCACTGATGGAGAGCGTGCGTTCATTGATGACTACTTTGCATTACACCTTAAGGACCACCCTCCTGAGATACACACATTCCTCAGAGCGCAGGAGTATGTAAACGATTCCGACTACTGGGCCGTACAGGAACATGTCTTCGAAGACTACCGTCGCCGGGTAGAGAATATAACTAACACACCTATTCGGTCTTACAACGAAATGGAAAAGTTTATGCGTAAAACTGGATCCAGGGGGGAACTTGTTAGGCTTGAAACGATTCGTAAGTTCATCGATAAAGACGTGAAGCGCGACCGCGAACAAATGCGTCGACGCAATCCAGCACTCGATGAGGCGCTTGTGTATTCGCGTGGATACAAAGCCCTGACAACTGCTGGTCGCAGATTAGCCCGAGATTTGGGCATGTAGCAAAGGTATAAACACCTTACCCACCTTATTAAAACGCCGTGAGCGCCCATACAGAGGGGTGTTTTTTTGGGATTTTGGCTATTTTTGGGAGTTTTGCAGTGGTGAGATAGGGGGAACCGTCCTCACCACTGCAGTCTGATTTGCTCTGGGAGTACCACCTCTAAGAGCTAAGACAAGCGTAACACTTGGTTATTTGATGTGCAATACCTGTTGATATGTAGTACCAAAAAATGGTAAAATAGATCAGACAGATGTTCTGGGAGTACCACCTTAGTGAACGATGTAGACGCTCTACCTCAAGACGATGAGGTCGCTATCGACGATCAGGATTCCGCAATCGATGCGGCTCCGGACGAAGATACTGACGCAAAGTTGTCGGAGGATGACACGCCAGTTGTCTCGAAATTATTAAAGCGCATAGAGGCCCTTGAGTCCCAATTCAGGGATTCGAAGCACGTGACAAATCGTGCAACAAGTAGCCTGGATCGCTTGAATAACAGGCTTGATGATTTCGCCACCAAAGAAGAACTGTTACACGCCTCTGAAGCGGTCGAATCTATTCGGGGATTACTCGATATAGGTTTAGCTGATGTGATGAGTGAAGAAGGAAAAACGGTCCTAGCGCAACAGCGCCAGGATAACGAATTCCAGAAGGCACTCAACACAGCTAAAGAGGAAATACGTGCGGAGATAGCTGGTGCGCCTGATTCATCTAAGACGAGTCAGATTACGGACGAACAATTATCTGAAGGAGCGCGACGTGCTGGAGAGGCCAGCGTAGCTGTGTATTCGTATGGAGAAGCAAAGGGCCTAACTCAAGATGAGATTGGTCAGATGCCTATCTGGAATGTAGATGCTAACCAAACCCTCGACGCCGCCGTGGCAAGCGCAAAGGCATACATAGATAAAATGACGGAATCAACAACCGAACAAAGAATTGCCCAGCGTAAGAACGCTGCTGCGCCTAGCCCCAACAGAGCAAGTGCAAGTACTAATAATCTAACTCGAGAGAAATTAGAAACCATGACTGCTGAAGAGATCAGAGCCATCCCCAGGGAACAGCGAATGAAGGCTCTTCAAGCGTCATAACAACTTATTAGGGAGTACCACCCATGTCAGTAGAGTCGATGATCCCGACTCTGTGGAGTGCTGAACTTCTCGATGCACTAGACAAGTCATTAGTGGCGAAAGCTCTGACCAACCAAGATTACGAAGGCGATATTCGTAGTCATGGTGATGCAGTGCGAATCAACACATTGTCTCGTGTGACGATCAGTGACTACACAAAGAACTCAACAGAAATCGTACCTGAGCAACTGGAAACAGCAGCTCAAACTTTGGAAATTACACAGAGTAAAATGTTTTCTTTCCTATTGGATGATGTTGACCGGGCACAAACAATGAATGATGGAGCAATTATGAGCTCGGCTATGCGAGATGCCGCCTACGGCCTCGCTGACGGAGCAGATACATATATTCTCTCCACCATCAAAAACGGCGTTCAGTCAGCTAACGCGTTGACCGCCGCAGCTGGTGCCGCGTTCTCGATTGGAACCGCAGCAGCAGACGTAAACGCGTATGTAAAACTAGTCGATTTGGGAGTCACACTCGATGATGAGAACGTGCCTCGCCAGGGTCGATGGGTAGTTGTCACACCTTGGTTCAGAGGTATGTTGATGAAGGATGATAGATTCGTCAACTACGGCACGAGCCAAAACCGAGCTGACCTGTCATCAGGTCTAGTCGGTGCTGCAGCTGGATTCGATATACATGTATCGAGTAACTTACCAGACGGCGCAGCCGCAGGCTCGAGCTACATTTTGGCCGGCGCAAACATCGCGACAACATTTGCTTCGCAGATTAACGACGTTGAGTCGTTCAGACCTGAAGCTAAATTCGCTGATGCTGTGAAGGGTCTGTACTTGTACGGCTGCTCAGTTACTCGACCTCAGGCTGTTTCCTCAGCATATGTAGTAGCAGCGTAGGAGGTATAAAACAATGGCAGTAATACCAGTGCCGCCAACAGATTTGGCGCAAAACACGGCGAGTGCCGCACTCGGTAACGGTACGCTGATTAACCACGCAGATGGTTTCTCAGTGGACACGACCGGATACGGTAACCGCGCAATCATCCTGGTAGTAACAGATGGCTCTGGAGCCCACACTGTAACTATCACGGCTGGACAAGACCCGAATACGGCTAACCCAAATTCGGGGCCGGCTATACGAGCCGGGCTAGGAGATCTTACATTCACGATGGGAGCAAGCGAACAGAAGGCAATCACTGTCGACTCGTCTCGTTTCCTTCAGAGTGACATGAAGATTAAGGGAACCATCGCTGGCACAGCCAGCAGGGTCCTGGCCCTCGTTGCACCTACCGCCTTCTAGTCCCGCCCACAAGGACTAGCAGGTAATGGGGAGGGGGTTGTGCTTCCCCCTCCCCTTCAGTGCACAAGGAGGTACTCATGGCAAGACAGGCACTCAGATACCAGGTACTCGATAACACTGGCGTCCCAATCGCGGGTGTCGCAGTCAATGTGTACGACTTTGAAACAACCACACCTATCACACCGACGATGTATACGGCTCTCACGGGCCCTACGGTGGCAACCAATCCGCTAGAGACCGATGCCAGTGGCCGCGTCGAAGCGTGGATTGATGAAGCTGATGCTGTCACGACAGACCGCGTCACACTTACCCCAGTTAAAACTGGATTCACATTCACATCCAGGGGATGGCAATTCCCCGCTGAGTACGGCGCACTCGGCAACAACGTAGCGCCTATTAGCGCAACCACACTTGCAGCCTCAGGGGCTGCTTCACTTGACTCCACTTTGGGAGTTACGGGTGCCACAACTTTGAGCAGCACACTCGGAGTGACTGGTGCCATCACAGGCTCCTCAACTATTTCGGGTACTGAATTCATCGCCAGTGGGCCAGTACGCCCGGCGGTATCTACCGATCCAGGCACGCCTGTCGAAGGAGATATTTGGTACAACACAACAGGCGACGTCATTAAGTACTACGACGGCACCACGGTACAAACCTTGATTACTTCTGCAGGTGATATTACAGAAGTGGTTGCTGGTGATGGACTGTCCGGCGGCGCCGCGTCAGGCATCGCCACACTGAACGCAGTAGGCGGCAACGCTATATCTGTGGACGCAACTGATATCGAAGTCACCATCAACGCAGCAGCGGATGGTACCGGAGACACCCTGGCATCCACAGACCAAATTTTGTTTGCTGATGCTGACGCCACATACGCGGTGAAGAAAGCTACCATCGCTCAGATTAAACCTACCCTGCTGTCAGATACAGCAAACAGCATATTTTATACAGCCAACTCGACCGGCCAGGTAACAGCTCTTCCTCTATCAGCCACGTCTGGAACTGTTTTAACGAGCAATGGTTCTACATCAGCCCCTTCATGGGTAGCTGCTGCTTCAGGTGGAGTGTACGCAACAACAACCAATTCGGGATCTACTGCCATTACTGCGGGAGACGTATGTGTACTGATGTCAGATGGCACAGTAAAAGAAGTAGGAACATCATTTGTTGATGGCATTACGATGGGAACAAATACCGCAGGAAGCTCTACTCTTGGATATCCGCCAAATTCCACTAGCGATTGGTGCGAAGATAATTTAGGAAACATATGGGTTGTATCTGGTGATGGATCAGGTGCGGCTGAACTCTATCTAACTGCTATTACTGTTACCTCAAGCGGAAGTACTCCTACTGTGACATGGGGAACTCCTTATGCGAGTACTCAATTTTCAGGAATGTACACAAATAACATGGCGATAGCGTGGGATGCTACTGCTAATAAAATAGTTGTAGTGGCATGTGTAGGTAACGCTACTTGGTATGCGTTGCATCTAACTCCCTCTGGTACAGGAGCGAGTGCAACTATAAGTTCAGAAGGAACTTTAACTTCTATTTCGTCTAACGGTTCGACAAATAAAGCCATTATAGATTATGTGGTAGATGGAAATGGGGACGGCGGTATTGCCTGTTTAATGTCAGGGTCGGCAGCGGCGACTGGAGTTTGTACGCAAACAGTGTATGTAAATGGGACAGGTTTCGACACTGGGACTTTTAAGACAAGTGCGTGGAGCGAATGGGATCTAAAAGTAAGCGATGGATATTGGGATTCAACAAATAATTTGTTTTTCTCTGTCTGGTCGCAAGGAAACGGATCTACTTACGCAATGACAATGACATATTCAGGAGATGAATTAGATGTACGTGGCGGCGCAACTAACGGAACTCAAGTAAAATATAACGGAAGTTCCTCAGCGCAGTCTTACGGCATATCAGTAGCGCACATAGCACATTTAGACAGGGCGGCAGTGTACCTAAATTGGACTGCGGGAGGTTCTGCCGACTGGCAACAGATTCAATTATGGGACCCAAATGCAGGTGGCAATTATGTGCCTGATCTAAAAGATGTTATGTATCAAACTACTACTAACGCTACATCTGATTTGTGGGCAGGTGCTCAAGTAGCTGGTTATAGCAGTGGGCTTAACACTAAGCAAGTGCCTTTACTTTATGATGCAGTTAATGATGCCACGTACTGTATGTACGGATCTGGTGAGCCAGCAGGGGCAAGCAGCAGCATGATAGTGGATTTGTTAGATATAACAGCTACTACTATAGACCGAGCGAGTCTTACTGACGCTACTACCACAGCGTTTAACTTTACAACTTCTGAAAAAGCATTTCAATTCGTTGGACACGCGGCGACGGCTGATGTCAGAAATGCTGCAGTTGTAATGTTTAACGGCAGTACTAATGCGACTTCGGCACAAGGCGTATTTTTAGGAGTTGGTTCTACAACAGACTCCGCGTGGCTAGGTGTAGCTAAAAACACTACGTCAGGTGCAGCACAAGCTATTGAAGTGTATGTACTTGGTGGTATGAGCGATGTGCATACTGGATTGACTGTAGGCGCTGATTATTACGCTCAAACAGATGGCAGTATTGGCACAACAGTTACTTCAACCGATAAATTTGTAGGTCGTGCTGTATCAGCTACTAAATTACTGGTCGAAAATACAGGGACGGGTACAGGCTAATGGCGCAAATAATTAGACGTAAATCAGACAACGTAGTGGAATTTATTTTTGATAAATACGACACAATTACATTAGAAGCCACTGGTATGACAGTAAATTTAGGTAGCACCCCTAAGCCTATTGATTGGGTTACTGCTGTGTACATAGCTAATACTACAACGCATGAATTAGTAAAAGATATAACTCCTCCTGCGCGTTTTTGGCCTTACGAAATTTTGAAATACGACGGTAGTTGGACAACTGATGAAGATCGCAAGACAGCATGGTTGGGGTTTGGCAACACAACTCCTGAGATGTTAGATATTGAATAGGAGCCTGACATGGTAGTAGGTATAGGATTTCCCACAACCTCGAGTTCGGGAAGTTCCCTTCTTACCGGTGACCAATTACTGGACGGGTTCTCTCGATTTATAAATGACTATTGGAGCTCAACCACAACGTCTGCCGGGCTCGCCTCTGGCGGCACAATTGTAGATTCGAAGCTCGGTCGGTTCGGTGACGATCAAATTCTTGACTATTACGTCCGCATCACTGGGGCTGGCGGAACGCAATATGAAGTGCAGAGAGTATCGCAGTTTATTTCGGCGACCGGAACTATTTTCCTTACACCTGGATTCAGTGCTCAGGTAGGCACAGCAGTGACCTACTCATTACACCGTTACGACCCTGCAGATAAATTCAACTGCCTCGACAACGGCAGATTGAGAGAGGATGTGTTCGAACGAGCATTCGCGCTGAGCTATAACGACGACGTAACGTCTGATGGGGTCAGTGATTCATACCCGGTAGACCCAGAGGTTCGTTCGGGTCCGCTGTATGTATTCGTTGAAAATCCCATTGACCCTGATGCAGCCTGGAATGTACTAAATAATGGAGTTATTGACAGCACGTCAGAATGGACGACGTCCGGCGCTGGTGTCACTGTTGTAGCAGACAGTACCTCAGACAGGCTAGTTCCAAAATACGACAGCTCGTGCCTGCGGCTCGCTATTGCAGCTGGTGGCACGGGACTTCTGCAGCAAACATCTTCAACCTGGGGAATCACAGCTTCTGACGCAGCCGGGAGAACCATGACATTTGGGATGTGGGTCTACTGCGAGCAGGCAGGACATGCCTATTTGAAACTCGAAGACGACGCACTTACCAGCACATCATCCACTCACTTGGGTAAAGGATGGGAGCTATTGACACTGACAAAAGAAATTTCTGGGACGAACGCCACGAAGCTCGAAGCCAGTCTTCAAATCAATGGACTCACAGACGGAGTCACGGTGTTCGCTAACAGAGCGTGGCTGTACTACGGCACAGTAGAACGCATCCAGGATATTTACCCCTGGCGCAACGCCAAGTTATTACGGCGGGATGCCACCACGCAGCGAATAGGTTTGTCGTGGGTGCCTCCAGCAGGACGCCAGATACGCATGGTCGGACGGAAATTCCTTTCGGCCTTAGGTGACTTAGTCACATCCCAGGGAACCAACACTATGGAACTGGATGAGGCTTCAGCTTTAATCCTCTACGGTGCTGCAGCTTCAGAGCTATTTGAGCGGCAGGCCGTCACTACTGAAGAGTTCGACATGCTGGCACGAAGGTTGCAATTGATTGACCGCAAGAAATCTGCTGTTCAATCTTGGGGCTATAACGTACCCGAGGCAACCAGAATACGGAGCCCTTACGAGTGACCCTGATGTCTACCGGCCATCGCACACAGACTCCATACAATGTGTATATGGAAGTCGACACCCAGAAGATGGGCTTCCAGCTTTTAGATCAGGAAGGCGTTCTCGGTTACCGGGCATCGCTAGCTGATTCACTGGTACCTCAGGTAAACCAAAGTGGATACGATTACCAGGCAGACCCTATCGAGATTTCACTGGCCGTGCCATTCGAAAGTTTTGTCGGTGGCTGTGCATTCAACGCAGTCGAATACGAAGAGCCAGGCTCACTCACTAAGTACAGCTTTTCTCGAGGTGTGGATGCCTCGTATCCGGGCAAGTTATACGCCGGTCCATACATTAATTACGATACCGAAACAGCTGGTGGGACAACTGGTCTGTTTACGTCCGGTGACATAGCCACTCCGACAATCAAATTTTATTACGCAGTTCAGTCAGGAAAGCTCTTCGCTTACGGTGGTCAGTATCTGTACGAATGGGCTGGCGCAAACCAATGGAGATTGCGATTCTCATTTGTCAGCGGATACGCCATCACTGACGTGCAGGATTTCAACAGCCACTTATTCCTGGCAGGAATGAACGCCACCACCGAGGCTCCTCTCAACTACTACTACTCAGCTGACTACGGTGTGAGTTGGCTACAAAGCTCTCTTGCTAATAGTGCGTTCAAGTTTTTAGTAGTGCGTGGTCAGGACACCGGTCAGGCAATCCTGTGGGGAGTGACAGGTACGGGTGCGTTACGAACTAACACCGATGGAACGAACCCTGGGGGCGCTTGGTCGAATCCTATTCAGATGGGTTCGACATACGACGATGTCGTCAAAGGAATGGCAGTCGCTGGAAACTACATCTATGTGAGTAAAGCCAACAGCTTATGGCGCTCCGACGGTACTGCAGCAGACGCAGTCTTTGTGGAAACTCAAAATAAAGAAGACTGGCACTCAGCCGCCGCGAGCGGCTCGGCTCCATATGTCTGGACTGCTGACAGTAATCTCTACGTTCAATATGGCCGGCGCATTCTCAAAGTGGACCCGGTAAATAACACTGTCGGTGTGGTGTGGCCTCCAACACAAGCGCAGATAGGCAGTGAAGAGCTTGATGGCGAAGTGACTGGAATCGCAGGAGATTCGAACTGGATATATTTTTCCCTGGTTAATAAGAACGGCGTCAGTTACATCATGAAGCTCGACCCGTATACGAAACAGGCTCACACCTACACGTACACTCAGTACCACAAAATAAAAGGTATCGGCACAACCGGGTCAGGCTTAATCGGTGCTAATCCACAGTTGCTATTCGGCACTGACGCCACTGGTGAGAACGCAGAATCAATGGGCCGTTTAGGAAGCATCATTTTGCCCCAGGTAGGTAGTACTCCGGACATGGACCCGGGCTACCTGTTCGATATCAGTTATGACAACCAGTTTATTGTGGGTCCATGGAACGATATCGGTCAGGGTGCATCTGAAAAAATCCTGAACGGAGCTAGGTTGCAGTCAACCCTGGCGAACTCATCAAGTCCTACCACTGTGAGTTACTTACTCGACGGTTCCGGATATACCGACACCTTTGTACCTAACACGACTCGTGGTGCAATTACCGGGGTGGAGCTGTTCAGCGCCGTGGACGATTATGCGTCACATAAAGAAACCTCTGAAGTCAGGTTCAATAAAATTCGCTGGATAATGAAGATGACCCGAAGCACACCTAAGAATGTGGCCGCAGTGAATTCACTGGTGTTCGATACCAGCGTGGCTGCACCCAGGCGGCGGATATTTGAAATGGATATCAAGGTCGGTGACGACCAAGACCTCAGAGGTGGAGGTAACTCGAGGTGGGCTGCAGAGATCCAGGAGAACTTCCTGTTCCGAAATGCGCCCCGCCTCATTAAGTTTTATGACCCGTATGGCAGGCAGTTTAATGTGAAGATGATCGACCTGAAATCTTCCGGAGTCATCATGAGGGACTCTGTGCCGCTACAGGTGTATAGCGTGAGGCTTGCAGAAATAAACGAATTGAGTGCGGTGGGCGATGACCTAATTTGGGATGTCTCCGCATGGGATACGGGTCGAATATGGAGTTAAATTATGCCGCTTAATCAGGTCACCTCAGGCTCAACAGCCGAAATCAGTGATGTCAATCAGCTTATACAGGCGCTTGAGGGAAGTAACACATACATCCCGATACACGTAGTGACGTCAGGTAGCGATTTCGTAATGCGATTAAGCGATTCTGCCGGCGGTCATTTCTTCTATGTACAAGACAGCGCGTCCGCACTTAAGTTTCATGTCGACTCGAACGGTAACGCGAAGGTGTACAACAACCTGACAGTGACCGGTACTGCTACGCCAGGAGCCTTGCAGCTTCCAGTGTCAGCGACTCCGAACATTGTTACCGCAGGTTTGGTTGGCTATGACTCCACCTACAAAACGCTTGTGTTTGGTGATGGCAGCAACACAGTAAAAGTAGGACCTCTGTTCGATTCGAACTTTGCGATTGAATCCGCAAACGTCACAGCAGCTGCGACTAGCGCCATGCGACCCTACGCATTTTCCGGTGAAGCTATTGATGGCGGTCCTAACTCGAACTCCAGCACGCTCTATGCATATGACCCTGACACGACTGGTGGTCTACTCCAGCAGTGGGACATGGCCGATACAAGTGAGCCAAGCTCACTAAACATTGCAAGTGCCACCGGGATCTACGATGAGAGCGGACTGACTAACGCTGTAAACGGATGTGCCATTCAAAGTGTGTACGTCAACGCAGCAGAATACCTGTATGTGTTTCAGCTTAGTGGCTCAGGTTCACCCTACACACTCAATGTGAAGCGGTACGCAGCAGGGGCCTTTAGCTCAGGCACCTCAGGTGCCGTGTCTTTAGGCACAGCAATTACATCAACTGTGGCTGCTCCGGTTATGCACAGTGCCTGGGACGGCACGACCATCTGGTTGTACACCGCCAACTATGGAGGCGGAGGCGCTCAGGTGGTGCCCCTTACCTACAACAGTTTAGGCACGACCATCACCGTGGGTACTGCTTGGGCCGCTACACCCACCATGGTGTACGGCATCTGGTCTAACGGGACCTACGTCTGGCTGCTCGGCCACGACGGAAGCAATATTACAAACATATATAAGTACAATGCCACCGGCACACTTCAGAGCACGACGCCATACCCAATACTTGTGGGCAATGGGGGTTCGAAATACAACACGCTGCCTGCTCAAAGCAATCTGTGTAAGATTCGCAACCACCTGGTGATGCTGTACAACATTGACAACGCCGGGGCTGAGTCATCGAAGTTCGGTGGCGTACAAATCAACGATTATGGAACAGGAATTACTGCATGACCGACCTCCATTACGAAGAGATTATTAGAAGACTTGATCGGATTGAGTCACGCTTGCTTGGTAATGGTAAAGAAGGATTGGTCACCACGATGGGGCGCTTTGATGAGCGCCTAAAAGATGTGGAAGAAACGCATCAGAGTAATAAAGGACTCTTCGCTACGGCTACTGCTGCGGCGGTCGCCTTGCTCCTGAATATCCAAGCACGCCTGTAGGAATAACTTCTTCCCGTTGTACCTGGATGTAGCTGATTCGCTCTCCTTCAAGCACAGTGCCGCTTGATACGAGGTAACCAGACTGGTTGGTATACCTTAGTGCGCCGTCATCAAAATCATTCGGGTCGCCATCCCAGACATTCTGCCATTCCTCATAATGACGCAATGCGTCGCCTTCACTAGCGTAGATATATGTCGAACTCCCGAACGGAGTGTAGGAAAAGACCCGGTATATCACCATTTTTTGTATTACACCGCTCCATATTTATGGTAACTATTTTACCATTTCCACTTGACAAATAGAACATTTGTTCTAGATAATATATGTATGGGATTTATTAACGATGAAATCAAATTTCAAGGCTTTTTTGCGGCTGTTCACATGTGGGCTCTTGTGCTCGCTATCATTTGCCACGGCTCAGCAGCGCAACACCATATCGAGAAGCTGCTTAGGGAAATGCGGCAATGAGTCTGACCACTCAGGGATGGTATCCAGGCATTAAGCACGCCCCTACTGCAGCCTACGGATATCCAACCATGGCTGCCGGTACGATGAAACCAATTGCCATTGTCAGTCATATCATGCAGGGCTATCAGACAACGATGCTCCGCTGGGCTGACCAGAGACCCCCAACAAACTATGTGAGTGCACACTTCACAATCAACCGAGACGGCCATGTAGTGCAGCATGTCGGTATCTTCGACCCTGCCTGGGCGAGCGGTGGTACCCACAATCCAACGTGGCCTTTATATCGTGAGACCCCAACCGAACGCAACGCTAACTACTACACAGTTGCTATCGAGCATGAAGGGTTCGCGATTGAGCCGAGGTACTCCTACGACTTTGTATATGACGAGGACGAGCACTGGCCGGAGGCGATGGTCGAGGCGTCAATCAAGGTACAACAATGGATATGCGTCACTGCTGGCATTACCCCTAACGAGTCCACCGTTATCGGACACAATTCAATTAACACAGCCAAGCCCAATTGTCCGGGCAGTATGTGGCCGAGGCATCGAATCATTACAGCCCTGCAGAACGACGTGGTGTGGCGTGACCATATCACCGATGAACTCAACTTCATTGAAGAGAGTGCCAAAGGTGTACTCGGAAGCGTAGATGCAGTCAGGTCTTCCTTGACTGAGATCGGAGAATCGTCTTGAACCGAACTATGAAGAAGGGTGTCCGAGACTTAATCGTCATTGCCGTCAGTGCAGCCTGCTTAGCTGTCGCTGATGTCACGATTGACCTTGGCCTTCCAGCAGAATTTACCCCTGTGATCAGTGCTATTGCATTGGCAATTTACCGGGTAGCTCGAGACTTGGGCAGTGCCAAAGAGTAGACCGTGTACAGTGTGCGGGGAACCTCTCCTTCCCCGCGCACATCCAAACACAAAGTACTGTCCCGATTGTCGCCTGGCAACTAAGCGCAAAAATAATAGTAAGTGGACAGCACCTCCTGAAGTAATAGATTGCCAGGAGTGTGGCAACACCTTCAGGCCCTATCGTTCCGGCCAGAAACTCTGCTCACAGGAGTGCCGTAATGCCGCCTCAAAGGCCAATAGCGGCCCGGCAGACCCACAGATGCAGCAACTCTATCGAAACTACATTGCGAGAGGTTCACTGCTACTTAAAGAAGTCCCCGAAGGTTCCCGAGTTGTCGTGTCTTCGGACTTCCAGCTACCGTTTATTGACATACCTGTGGTGGATGCGTACTTCAGATTTCTTGAAGAGTACCAGCCGCATTACATCTTCCTTAATGGAGACATTCTCGATTGTTACGAGCTGTCAACATTCGACCAAAACCCTAATCGAACCTTCAGTCTCCAGGATGAGATCATGATGGGAATCGAACTCATCGAACGCCATAAAGAAATAATTCCAGGTGCCAAGATTTTCTGGATTGATGGCAATCATGAAGAACGAATCAACCGCACCATCTGGAAAGCCTCTGCGCAAAACAACTTCTCATTCCTTGTGCAGGACCTAGCGACCGTGCTCAATTTAGATGAGCGAGTGGACGGCTACGTCCCCTATGGAGCGGGGATAGATTTTCTTGGCTTCCTCATCACACATGGGAACTACGTCAGCACACACTCCGCCTACACAGCACGGAAACATTTAGACAACTTTGGCTCGTCAGGAGTCAATGGTCATACGCACCGACTGGGTGCGTTCTTCAAAACAGATCTTCATCCGTTCGCAAAAACCCACGCCTGGTACGAGTGTGGGTGCATGTGTCGGATTGACCTTGAGTACGTCAAGGGAGGTAAAGCGAACTGGCAGCAGGGATTCCTGATTGGTGAGGTATGGGACTCAGCGTTCCATCCACAGCTGGTGCCAGTTGTTCGGACTGATACGGGGTCCGGCTTCACAGCAGGAGGTTCGTACTATCGAATCGAGAGGGGCGCGTGATGTTTGAGCTATGTACACGATGCAAAGTTCAGCGGAGATACCACGAACCATACGAAGATGTGTATGTGTTTGGTGCGTGCGAGCAGTTCTTAGACTAGACAAGACAGCTGCTGTCTTGTGAAACAAGACAGTTCACAAGACAGCTAGCCGATTTCAATTTCCTTTTATCCCTTGGGGTATAACACCTCATTTCCCATTTTCTCCAGTAATACAAGGACAAACGCATACTCATCGTCACTCAATGGGGACCCGTAATAACTCTCTGCGGTGTTCGACACGCAAGAGGTCACTGGTTCGAATCCAGTATCGCCCACCACTACTTTGTTCAGTAGTGCCAACGATTCCTTAAATTCCTTCGTGAACATTTTCCTACTCTTTCCGCTATACAAGACACTTTACAAGACAGTAAATAGTCTAATTAGCCCCCTGTCTTGCTTGCAAGCAAGACGCCTAACGCACATTAGGCAACACCTTCTCTCTCTAATGCAGCACTCCTCTCCCTGATTGACTGGGCCACTGCCTCTGAGTCTGGCACCAGATATTTACTTGTGGTCCGTGCATCCTTGTGACCCATCGCTGCCTGTATCTCCATTAGTGAGTACCCGTTATCAGCCATGTAAAAGCCAAACGTGTTCCTCAGATAATGGAAGCCAGGAGACTGGGTTTTCATCGGACGCTTACCAGTTTCTTTGTTCGTGGTCGCGAGCCGTTCCCAGAATATCTGCAGCCGTTTGCATTCCTTCTGGTATGAGTTTGTGACCCCGTCAGGACGAAGGAAGTCACCGAAGGTATCCGCCAGAATGAAGTTGTTGTCATTCCAGTGGATGCCAGTAATGCGCCGTACCTCGTTCTGATACTCCCTGTGCTCCGTCAACATCTCGTCGAGGAACTGCGGGCTCATCACCTGCACTGTTCGTGGTTCACCGGACTTTGTCTCCGGACTGAAAATCCAGTACTCAGGTGTGCCCGGTCCATCATCAGTCTTGACGATTTCCTGATCGATTCTGAGTGACCCATCATCCCATTTGTTCCACGTCAATGCCGTGACCTCGCCGCGCCGGGCACCACTGTACATAGAAAGCATGGTCGCCACGTACACGTTGCGTTGGCGCAAGTCAGTGCGAGGCAGCATAGCCCTCAGTATCTCTCGTTCATCTGAGCGGAGAGCCTTTCGAGTGACCTTGCCTTCTCGGCGGTCCTGCAGCTGTGCATTTCTGCCGCGTGCTTTCTTAATACGGAGAGTGGGATTATTCCCTTTGAAGATACCGTCGGCTGCCGCCTGTTCGAATATCTCAGTGGCAACATTTAGGTATCGCCTCTTCGTACTGGCAGCTACCTTGAGTTTCGTCAACCCGTTCCGGATATCAATCTCCCTGATATTCCGCATGGGTCGGCTACCAAATTCTGCAATCCAGTATTCGGTCCAGCGGTACCTAGCTTTTCTCCAAGCTGCCGTCACCAGTTCATTGTCAAGACGTATCGCTGCATAGTTATCTTTCCATTCAGTCGCGACCGCATCGAATGCGTCACTCCCTCTGGAGACAGCGATAGTATCGCCGTGCTCACTGCTCCGTATCATGTCAGCTTTTGTAGCCGCTTCACACGCCGCACTACACACTGTGAGATACGCACGTATCCCAGCAGCTATACGGCTCTGCTTTGTCCAGATGTACGCAGTGTCCTGACTGACGGATATGCCACAGTCAGGGGCCATACATACAAGTGTTCTCATCGTTCCTCCTCTCTATTCCTTTTCTGTTCATTCCTTGGGTGGTAGCCGAGCGGATGACCGTTAGTCTTCGCGGCTGACCCAAGCATGAGTTCAAGTATTGGCGCGTACTCTTCATCAGTTAGTGTGATGAAACGCTTGTCCGATATCCGCTCCGGATCTGCGTCGCCACCAAAGCTGGCAAATGGCTTGTTCGCCAGATGCTTATCGAGAAGCGGCTTGAGTTCCGGATGCCATTGGTCAGCCTCCCGTACACGAGGTGCCAGCTCAGGGCGGAAAATATTCCATGCGTGGTAAAACAACCTCGTGAACACGAGTGCCTCGTACCAGTGCTTCGGACAGTTCGAGTCACCGACTACGGCTTGAGGATCGAAGTTATCGTCCACGTACTGAATCGGAATCAGTCGCTCGAATTGCGAAGCATCCGGGCAACAATCCCAAATCCCAGAAACACGCCCGGCCCACCCATAGAAAAAGCTGGCAACAATGATGTTCGACACCATCGGTCGCATCTTGTAATCCTTTACTAATAGAGTGGGTGCAAAGTCTCCATTCGGTATAATTTTGATAGCGAATGGAAAGTCTCTGTCGACCGTAACATTCCAGTTGAATGCACGGCACATAAAGAATGAGTCACGGGTAAATAGCCGACCAGCCTGGAGTGGATCTTTAATAACATCCAGCGGGACCAACCGCGCTATCGCCGACTCATGCTTTGCTGCGTTGTAGTAATACTGGTCTAGGTCAGGCACCTCCAGTCGCTGATTTGATCTTTCTGCTTTCGTATTGAAGTCCATCCTTCATTGCCTCCAGTTTCATCATGAGACGGAGGACATCTATCTGCATGTCTACCTGCTCACATTTCTTTTTCCCAAGTACCTCGAGGGCTGATGCCTCAGCATCCAGATACCTGTCGTCGTCGTACTCACCAAGCAACCATCCAACTGGTACGCGATATAGTCGTGCCAGCTGTAACAGTTTCGGGGCCTTTACAGCGACTTCCCCTTTTTCCAGGCGACCCACCCACCAGCGTGCTGGCTTGGGGTCAGGCAGAAGCGACGTCGCCTCCTCCTGGGTCAGCCCGAAGATTTCTCTTCGTGCCTTGAGTCTGGTTACCAACACCTGTGTGATGGCTTCCTCACTCATATAATTTGCGGTCATGATCTTGCTCCTCCTTGAACTAAATCTCGCCCTACCGTGTGCAAGAAAGACTACTAGTACTCACCAAGTCTCGTCAAGTGTTCATTGATATACATCACCACCTATCACCAGTTGACAGATTGTTATTAGATTCTTATTCTGAGTTATTCGAGGTGACATAGTCACCATTAATTGCACATAGGAGGAAATATGAACGGGATGAAGATAGATCAGGATGCGCTCTACACAGTAGATGAAGTCGCATCCATAGCCCATCGAGGTAAGGCTAGCGTATACCGCTGGATTGGCGAGGGGCTCCGGGCGAATCGTCGCAGCGGGGGAAAACATGGCAGCTACTACATAGCTGGTGGGGATCTCTACGCATTCTTGAGGGGAGAAACAATTGAGGACTGATAGGAAACCTACCAGCCCTCGTGTAAATAAACGGACCAATCAGGTTGATCCGTTTATAAGTGTAGCAGATCTCGACCCGGTACCTTTATATCAATCGCTACATCAATTCCTCGAGGCTGATAACAAGCGCGATAGACAGACAGTCAGACAACTATCTAGCCCACTACGCTCGGCAACAAATGAAAAAATTGGAGAGGGACGTCTCCATCACATCGGTTCGACTGGTGAGATGGTCTACGAAAACAGCTACTTCCAACGCGTATTCCTGATTGGAGTGATTGGTGACTTCACCATAGCAACCAGTATCGACTCAATGATTCGGGACATGGCTCCCAAGGTGAATGGCTTTTATCGCGACTCCGACTGGGCCATTAGCTGCGTAGTAGGTGCAGTACAAAAGGAGACGGCCAAATGTCAAATACCGAATTACTAAAAGAGTGGCACCGCAAGTTCGACACTTGGGAGAAGGCACGCATCGATACCAGTGAAGATATCCGCACCCAAGGCAAGGCACTGTTGGATGCCAGGGCAGAACTCGAACGCATGAAATCAGAGACTCAGTTAGAAATGGACCGCATATATAAAGCGTTGCTTCAGGAGTTCGAAGGCAAGCGGTCGAATGCAGAAGAGCGTGAGCAGCGCCTTCGAGAATTACAAGCGGCTGACGACTACTTACAGGTTGCTACAGCCAATGAAGATTCTGCCCGCACATCAGCTCAGGACTTCCAGGCAACTCTCGATGAGCTTCATCGAAAAGACTCACTCATTAAAGACATGATGCGCTCTGAACGTGCGCTCATTAATTACTTAGCAGCAGGAGATAACTAATGGCATTTGATTTAGACAACTATCAAGAAGTAAAAGAACGCATTCCCCTTTTCTATCTGACGTATCCAGAGGGACGAATCACCACAGAGTTATTGAGTGAGGACTCAATTTCATGCACCGTGCGTGCGTACCTGTGGAAGAATGCAGAGGAGCAGGGTCAGTGCACGCCACTCTCAACCGGGATCGCTAAGGAGTGGGACATCACTCATCCCAACGGCTCGACCATAGTAAAGAAGTACACAGAAAATTGTGAGACATCGGCCATAGGCAGAGCGATGGCTAACCTCTCGATGTTCATCGGTGAACGCCCAAGCCGAGAAGAGATGAATGCCGCCGATGTCGAAGCGCCCAAGCCAAAGCCGAAAGCCAAGAAGGCACCACCACCGCCTGAAGATATCGAGGAGCATTCGTTACTCGAGGTGGCGTTGAGCTACCCAGACACTGAACTCATAAGCCAGTCCCAGGGAGGCGCTATCCCCGTTCATCAGGACGGGAACCCTGTCTATATAGTCGGTGAATTCAGAAACAAGCCAGCGCCTCTGTGTTGGAAGCACAAAGGCAAAGGCGAATTCGCAAACGAACCTAAAGCTATGTGGCTCACCAAGTGGGACGACGAAGAAAAAGAGGGCAACGAAAACTGGAAGATTACGCGTAACAATATTAGTGATGACTCCATGTATAAGTGCTCGACAAAGGATGCCGAGTGCGGCTCCGAAGATGGTTACTGCAACCGACTAGTCACACTCAGTGAGTTCAACAGAAAGCACGTCGCTCTATGAGCCCTCACTTGTATAAAGGCTATACGCGGTGTGCATGCGATGCACCGGTACTAATGATTCGTGGTAAAGCATTCCATCATGACGGGATCAATCGTCATGAGTGCTCCCCTATTACAGAAAAACTTGCCTGGATGCGTCGTCCACTTGCTCTTTACCTGCAGCGTTGCCCGGCGTGTGGTGCTGCGATTGATTTTGATGGCGGTCTCAGTTATGGATTTGGCACATCTGTTATCCATGATTGTGATAGGGATGCTGGGGTAGCAAGCACGCCCCCAGCCCCAGCCAGCCCTCCTGACGGCGAGCCTTCGCGTCCCCCGCCTGAGCCAGCCGCAGGAGGGCTAACAGCAGAAAGGTTGTGGGATGACTGACGCTCCACAAATGCGGATACAAGATTTCTCTCACACCTATCGTTGGTCTGATGCGGTCATGATTAACGTCGAGAGATTTGAATCCAGAAAAGAAGGTCTCTTTGCTGAGTGTGAATTTCGCATAGACAAAGGGCCCGGAGTAGAGGACGAGATCCTCGAGCATTCGAACCTCAACTTATCCGTGTCATCCAGTCGTAAAACTCTGGCTAAAAATTTAGCGATGAGTTGGCCGGCTGTGAATTTGAAAGTGTGGGAACAGAGACTCAAATACTTTTCCTATAAATCCAAGCATGAGTACCGCAATGGGGGTGCCCCTGCTCTGGACCTAAGCCAGGAAGAGCCAGACCTTACCGAAGAGAGCATGTTGCTTGATGGACTACTCCCAAAATATGGAGCGACGATTCAGTACGGTGCGGGAGCGAGCGGTAAATCCATGTTCGCACTTGCTCAACTGCTCACGATTGCGAGCGGAGACGAATCAATCCTGGGGATAGCTCCTGCAATTACAGGTCCAGTGATGTATCTCGACTGGGAGGACGATTCGAGAACTGTAACTGAGCGCAAGCGTGCCATATTAAATGGGCGCAGCATACCTAAGGGCTCACTCATATACCGACAGATGCCACGATCTATTGTGGATGCCGAAGACCTCATCAAAAAAGATATCGCTGAGCATGGGATAGTCGCCCTCTGTATTGATTCGCTGGGGCTGTGTATGAACAGTGACCCGACTGATGCATCGGCCACCATCAAGGCGATGAACGTGGCACACCGTCTCGGTATCAGTGCCATCTTGATATCTCACCTCAGTAAACAACAGACTCTATCCAAGGACCTTGCCGAAAAGATGAGCCCGTTCGGTTCCATCTACGGTACGAACTCTGCTCGCTACCAACTCCTCGTTGAGGTAGCTCCTCAATATTCAGAAGAGGAGAAACAAATATTTGTACACAACACCAAAGCAAACCATCACTCCGGGTTCACCCGTCAGTCATTCACTGTGCAATTTGAGAACACCGACAACGGTTGGCTCGATTCAGTTCGATACGAGAGAGCATCCTCTCGTGACTACGACCGCATGATGAATGCCGGTAACCAGGAGTCATCAGTTAAAGAGTGCATAATCGATGCACTTGAGGACGACCCACACAGCAGTGCTTCAGTTGAGTCACTGATGTATTCAGTTCGAGACGCTCTTAACCGTGAAATCACTACGGCACAAATACGCAGTGAGCTAAGTCGCGGCAGGAAAAAAGGTCTGTTCATAAAAACCGACAAAGGATTTTGGCGGTTGGATAGCGGTAATAAGACGGGACTCCCGCAGCCGAGCGCATCTGATGCGCAACAACCAAACGAAACACAGGACCGGCAATCGCATCTAGGGGGTGATGAATCCCCTTAAGGGGGATTCACCCAGTGATGCATGCTGAATTGAAAACAAAAAAGGAGAGAATGAAATGGTCATCAGTCTAGCGGAGGAGTGTCCTAAGTCACCCAACCATCGGCACTGGTTGCAGTATCCAAACCCAGAACTGACGGTGCACACCGCACCAGAATGGGGTACGCCGAAAGTTGTTGACGAGGTGTACTGCAAGCACTGCATGAAGAGCGAGCCTTACCGCATCAAGGTTGAGGTCACTGGTCCATTCAGTATCCATCCCAGAAAAGCAAAGCCCTCCCATCACGGACCCCAAGGCCAGGTCGGTAGACCGAAGGGGCGATAGACATCTGGCTCTACATCCCTACATCTCAGTTTGCTCGGGAGTCGGTGGGCTCGACCTCGGTGTTGTCCAAGGCTCAGGCGGAACGGCTGTCCCAGTCGTGTACATTGAGAGAGATGCAAATGCCAGCACAGTCCTGGCATCGCGCATGGAAGATTCAGCCTTACCTGCAGCTCCTATCTGGAGTGACATCAAGTCCTTCGACTTCTCAAAATTTAGTGGACGCGTGGATGGAATCGTGGGTGGCTACCCATGTCAGCCTTGGAGCACAGCAAACCAAGACAGGTTGGGAGAAGCCGATCCCCGCAACCTCTGGCCTTACATTGAGGCAGGAATCGAGGCAACTCGACCTGTTTGGTGCTTCTTTGAGAATGTCGCCGCACATTTATCCATGGGATTCGAAAGCCCCGTCGGAGAAAGCTTACGCCGATTGGGTTATGAGATTGCGTGCACACTCGTCACAGCTGAATCAGTCGGCGCACCGCACAAACGGGAGAGACTCTTCATCCTTGCATACAGCCGGGCGCTGGGCGACGCCGGCAGCAAGGGACTACAAGGGCGGCTACTCCAACGAGTCGCTGGTACGCAAGGACGGCAAGTTGAGAGGCGAGTTGCTACCGGATCAAGCCGTGCGCTGGGACATTACCCACCTGGTCCTGCCGACCCAGGATGGCACGAAGTTCCGGAGCGACTATTCCCAGCAGCGTCTAAATCCAGACTTCACGGACTGGCTCATGGGATGGCCGGATGGCTGGACCTCCGTCAGAGTGAACGCGTCCGCCTTGCTGGAAACGGCGTCGTACCTGGAGCAGCAGCAGTTGCCTGGCAACAGTGCTGGGCCGAATTGTCATGACCAGACTCATTGATTATGACGACCTGTCGATGTGTGACCTGTGCGAAGACTACATCTGTGACTTTCACCAAGTGCACTTTTATGACTGCGATTGTCAGCTTGAAATGTGGGCAGAGTTTAATGCCCGGTTTGAGGAGGCAGAATAAAACTCAACTACCACGGATGCAAACTCAACTACCACGGATACGGAGACTTTT